GCAAAGTGATATATTTTGGGTGTTTGCTAAAGATGGGATTGAGTGGCAGATTTATAAGTCAGTAGCTAAAAAAAAGGATTTTGTCCTACAGACCTTTAAAACATGGCAAGTAAACACCAAACCAAAGTAATAAAAGAAATGGAGGCAAAAGGTTACTTTGTGATTAATTTAATTAGGACATCAAAAAACGGAATTCCAGATTTGCTATGTTTGAAAGACGGTGAGGCTATATTTATTGAGTGCAAAGAAAAGACCGACACTTTGAAACCTTTACAGGAGTACCGAATAAAGGAGTTGAATGATTTAGGATTTAAAGCATACGTAAATAAAGCATTATGATAATTAATTGCGGTAATTTCGCCATAATTAAATAAACAAACTATGGTTCTAACTAAAGAAATCCAAGAGTATATCCGAGTAAGGTATGAAAGCACCCAAAACATTACTCAAATTGCGGATGAGATTTTCAAGAAGTTTAAGATAGATGTTAAACCAGAAAGTTTTAGAAGAGAGGTCAGCAGGTTTATAAATAAGGCAAACCTTAAAAAACAAAATAGCGAAATTAAAAGGCTATTTTTTGACATCGAAACAAGTTATTACATTGTGCCTACATTTCAATTTTGGAAAGTCAATATTAATCCCGACAATATTTTAAGGCAAAAGAAAATTATCTGCATAGCTTACAAATGGCAGTATGAAGACAAAGTTCACGTTCTAAAGTGGGATGAAAACCAAGATGATACCAAGCTAGTAAAAGACTTTATCCAAGTAATTAAACACGCTGATGAGATAGTGGCGCACAACGGTGATAAATTCGACATCAAAGAACTTCGCACAAGGGCAATATTAACTGGCAATTTAATGTTTCCTATTTATCGCACACTTGACACGCTAAAGAAGTCACGCCAATACTTTCGCTTCGCTAGTAATAAACTTGACTATCTCGGTAAGGTGTTAAACGTAGGGCGCAAACTTGACCACGAGGGCATGAAGTTATGGATTGACATTTGCGAACATAAAAATAAGGCTTCACTAAAAACGATGGTTGAATATTGTGTTCAAGATGTGGCAGTTTTAGAGGATGTTTATATGGTTATGTCACCGTACATTTACCACAATACGAACATGGCAGTTTTGAAAGGGGGTGAAAAGTGGCATTGTCCAGAATGTGCGAGTGACAACGTGCAACTATCTCACACCGATGCAACGGCAATGGGTTACATCAAACGCCACATGAAATGTAATTCGTGCCGAAAGTTTTATAAAATATCCAACCGTAGCTATATTCGGATGCTCGAAAACATTATGTTTAAATCCATAAATGATAAATAATGGACCAGTTATACCAATGGACTTTTCAAGTATTAGATTACAAGAACTTTGAAGGAACTAACATTGTGGTTTATGCACCAACCTACAAAGATGCGCTTAGGAAAATACGTGATTTGAAACTTCCACAGCTATTGACCTTTGACGAAATAGAAGATGGGGTGAAATTAATCCAAGTTTATGAAATGGACTTTATTAGTGAGTTAGAACAAGAAGAAGTGTCTGAACCCGAAGAAGAATGATATAATGTGCATTATACCGCACTTTTGCGGTGAATGAATGATTAATTAATCAAACCAATCTATGAAACACGAATTTCAAAACAGCCGAGTTTATTTAATGGACTGCATTGAGGGAATGAAGCAATACCAAGATAAGCATTTTGAGTTGGCTATTGTTGACCCTCCGTATGGGATAAATATAACTGCAGAATGTATGGGTGGAAGAAAGACGGTTGAGCCTGACAAAACAAAAATTTGGGACATTGAAGTGCCTACTCAAGAATATTTTGACCAATTATTTAGAATTTCTGAAAATCAAGTCATTTGGGGGGGTAATTATTTTCAATTACCAGTAAGTAGATATTTTGCTATTTGGGATAAAGGCGAAACAATGTATGGAAGAGATTTTGCAGAATGTGAATATGCTTGGGTAAGGTCTGGAGGTACAAGGATTTACAAGAAAAATCCAAATCAACCAGAAAGGATACACCCAACCCAAAAACCCGTTGCGCTTTACGAATGGCTAATTCACAACTACGCAAAACAAGGCGATAAGATACTCGACACGCATTTGGGAAGTCAATCCTCACGAATAGCGGCTTATAAAAACGGCTTCGACTTTACGGCTTTTGAAACGGATGCTGAATACTTCGACAAAGGAAACAAGCGGTTTGATGAGTTTAAAAGTCAATTAAGAATTTTTTAAAAATTAATTACTATTTTTGACCCATGCCAATACCTAAACCAAACACCAACGAAAGCAAAGACGATTTCATGCAGCGTTGCATGAGTGACGATGTTATGGTCAGCGAATACAAAGACGAAGCGCAAAGATACCGACTTTGTTTATACAGCCATGCTAATGACTTGAAAGCGCAAAAAGAAATCTCAAACGCTGAAACGTACACCGACTACCCGAAAGCCGCAACCGAGAACGCTAAACGTGCATTGAAGTATAGAGATGAAAGTGGGAACCCAAAAGGATGCGGAACTTTAGTTGGATGGGCAAGAGCAAACCAACTGGCGAACCGAGAACCAATTAGCCGTGAAACAATAGCACGAATGGCAAGTTTTGCAAGGCACTTGCAGAATGAGGATGTACCGTATGAGGAAGGGTGCGGAGGGTTGATGGTAGACGCTTGGGGTGGTAGAGTTGGGATTGAATGGGCGCAAAGGAAGTTGGAACAGATAGATAAGACTTAGTTAATGTTTTATTTTATCTTTGCACTAAAATAGTATAAAATAGTGGACAATGGGATTTGAAAAAGGACATCAAAAAATAGGCGGCAAGGTTAAAGGCACTCCAAATAAATTGACTAGAACGGTCAAAGAAACCGTTTTAGCCGTGTTTGATGATTTACAAGCCGACCCGAAAGCAAACCTATTATCGTGGGGAAAAGAGAACCCTACTGAGTTTTACAAGATAGCAGCTAAACTAATCCCAACCGAAGTAAACGCAAATGTTGAGGTTCACAAAAAAGAACTTCCACCGTTTATGAAGTCAAATGAAAGCCAATCCTAACTTTGATTACTTACACGATAAGATTAACGAGCAACGAATAATCCTTTTGCAAGGCGGTACACGGAGCGGAAAGACCTATGCGACTATTTACTTTTTAATTGACTTCTGTTTGCTTTATACTGGGATGGAAATAGACTTAGTTCGTGATACGTTCACAGCATTAAAAGCAACGGCATGGAAGGACTTTAAGGACGTGCTATTAAGTTTGGATTTATACCATGATAAATTTCACAATAAGACAGACCACACCTACGAGTTAAACGGCAACACGATAAGCTACTACGGTGCAGATACTCCCGACAAGATACATGGTCGAAGTCGTGACATTCTTTGGATTAACGAGGCGCACCAGTTCCCACAAGAAACTATCGACCAGTTATTCCCACGTACACGATACCGAATTATAGCCGACTACAATCCTGCACTAGGTTTAGAACATTGGCTTGACCCTTACATTGAAAAGCATCCACCATTAGTGACCACTTATAAAGACAATCCGTTTTTAACTCAGTCACAAATCGAGGACATCGAAAGCAGAAAGTCAAATCAATATTGGTGGACAATTTACGGAAGTGGTGAACGTGCAAACCGACAAGGCGCAATCTTCACGAATTGGACGATGGGAGATTTTGACAATTCACTCCCATACGTTTACGGACAAGATTATGGTTTTAGTGTTGACCCGACAACGTTAGTCAAAGTGGCGGTTGACAATAACCAAAAGGTTGTATATTTGCATGAGGAGTATTATGGAGTTGATAAGCTAGGGACTGATGACCTTTTCAAACTTAATAGCCGTTTAATAAGCAAACCGACTGATGTAATTGTTGGTGATAGTCACGGTCAACAAAATAGGTTAGTCGAGGATTTAAGGCGAAAGGGATTGAATATAAAACCGTGTACCGATTATTGTAGAGGTGCATCCGAAATGATACCAAGTGCAACGAACTATAAAATAATGATAACACCAACAAGCCACAATTTGAGAAAGGAATTAAGTAACTACATTTGGAATGATAAGAAAGCAGGGATACCGGTTGACGCATTCAATCACGCACTTGACGGTTTTCTTTATGGCTTTGCGTTTCTAACCAAGCACAAAACAAGCACCGGCATAAGAAAAAACAGTTTGATATGATACAAGGGAAAATAAACGAGGAAATAATAAACATACCAACTAACTGGGGCGATGTGCCGTTTAAGAAGTACATCGAATTTTTGAACCATGAAACAGCACTTGACCAAGCGAGTTGTTTGCTAGGTGTACCTATTACAACTTTAAACAAGCTAAACAGCGAAGCATTAGGGGCGTTGTTTACGGCATTACAATTTATGCACGAAGCACCAAACGCTTACTTAGAAAAAGACAAACAAATTGACATTGGGCGTGAAAGCTACGGCAAACTAGAGATGGCGAAGTCTTTACTATTGCAGCATGACAAACCGAAGGACGCTTTGATTGGCATTGCTAAAATATACACCGAGATTGACTTTAGCGAAGTGCCTACTGATGAGGCGAACCCTATTTGCGCTTTTTTTTTTCTGCACTCAAACAATTCTTTGAGCGTTATAAAAGATTGAACGACTACAAACCAAGCCAAGCGGAGGCGATAGCAAACGTGGATAGGTTTAAAAAGTTTGGAGCGAAAGCCACTATCTTTGCCATGATGGACAGATGGGGCAAAACTATTGAAGAAGTCACAAATATGCAGGCGACTTTGATTTATGACATTCTTCTTCACGACTTTGAAAAGTCGATGTATCAAAAAGATTTACAAGCCGCACAACAGCAACAGCAGAAAATGATGAGAAAATAAACTTTAAAAAAAGTTTAGAAAAAGTTTGTAAATGTGAAAATTAAAAAGCTATATTTGCATATCATTTAACCAACCAACCAAACCTATGACAACTACCAACCTAATCGCAAAACTTACAAAAATGAATGTAGATTACAAAGTTTTAGAAAACAATGGCTATAATAAAGACATTCAGTTTTCAGTAAACGGGATTACATTTAAAGCTGGATTTACAAATGGCAAAGAATTGATAGAAGATTTTTGCAGAGAGATTTGTTTCGACCATTCATCACAAGAAATGCAAAGAAGATTTTTCACAAACTTTGCACAAGTTTTAAAATACGCAAACCGATAAACAAAAAGTGGCAAGACATCCTATTAAACTCACAAAAAAACTATGACACCAAAAGAAGAAGCAAAAATTTTAGTAGATAAATTTTCTATTTATTGTGATGGGAGTATAGATAAGGAAGTTTTTAAAGCATACGATTTAAAGCACGGCAAAAGCAATATTAGGAAAAGGTTTTCAGATATAGCTAAATTTGCCAAATTTTATCACGCTAAAAAGTGCGCTTTGTTCCACTTAAAAAACATAAGAGAACACCTTGAATGTATAGAATACAATCACGATGTTAAAAATATTCCATTTCACTATTACGATGAATTAGAAAAAGAAATTGATTTACTATAATTAGTAATCAACTTTAGAGCCACCCCAACAAGTGGCTTTTTTTATTTACTTTTGCTTTATGTACTTAGACACCGTAGACTTTATCAAAGGCATTTGCCAAACTATTAACCCGAACGGCACGTTCTATCATGGGCGTGTTAGCGATGCGAATTTAGCCATTAAGGACAACCCGATGCCACAAATACACCTATACCCTTTTCGTGTGCAAAACCCGACTACAATGGGCGTAGACGTGAACCCTAACATATTAATGGCGTTTCTGTTTGACGGTTCGCCTCACGATGGTGCAGATGACTTGTTAAACAGCACAGACGAAGCCGACACCATGCAAAGGCGTTTTCACCTAGCTTTACAGGGTAGCGGTAAGATAGTGAGCAACTATGAAGCCGAACCATTTTATAAGCAGTTTAGCGGAGTGACGAACGGAATGTTTGTAAGGTTTCAACTTCAAATCAAATCAAGCAAAGTTTGTGAGCAATGATAAACCTAGAAGCACGACTAAACGAATTAGGGGTCAAATTAACCGAGCAGTTGGTTAATGACATCCAAACCAAGCTAATACAGCGTAGGGGTGCAAATGGTACGTTTGAGAGCGTGGTGAACGCAAGTGGTAAACTAGCCAAGTCAATACGGTTTGAAGTAACCAACGGAACGGTGCTAAGCATTTACGGCAATGATTATATTCAGTATCTACAAAACGGTAGAGGACCGACAAAGAACGGAGGCAATGGTGCGGTTAAACGTGCGATAAGGCAATGGATAGATGATAAAGGAATTATACCAGATGGAATAAGCAAAGATAGTTTAGCCTTCTTAATTGCGAGGCGAATACATCAAGAGGGTTCGACAATTTACCAAGCAGGTGGGAGCGATTTAATTAGCGGAATATTTAACGAAGAGTTACAGCGAAGCATCGAAGCGGAGTTTGCTCAATTATTGGTGACAGAAATCCAATCGGAGATTTTTGAATTATTGGCGGCATAATATTATATTTGCACTAACTAAAACCAAATAAACTATGAAAGAAAATGAATTAAGAATAGGTAATTGGATAAATGTAGGCGGTGAATTAAATCAGTTTACTATTGCAGATTTTTGTGACATATTTGATAATGGGAATAAATGGTTTAAAGATTTATTTAAACCCATCCAATTAACTGAAGAATGGTTGTTGAAGTTTGGGTTTGAGTTATACTATTATGAACCAAGTGAAGAAGAGGATGATTTCATTTTTAAGGACTATAAAAAGAGTTTAGATGGCAAAACTTTTTATTATACTATTTGCGAGTGTCCTTATAATGAATGGGATTTTGGACTAAAATTAACTTGGGCTGAGCAAGCACTTTTATCAAGAATTAAATACGTACATCAACTCCAAAACCTTTACTTTGCTTTGACTGGCGAAGAACTAGAAATAAAATAGGACACGAAAAAAATAACGGCTTAGAGTTGTTTAAATTTGCAACATGAGCCGAGCCAACGACTATTTAATTTTCCAACGTCCTTACAAGTGGGTTAGCGCACATCGAGAGTTCACATGGGTGTACTCTTTACCCACACGACCATTCTTTTATTTCTCTAATAACGGTCTTATTCAAGTGGTGTTGACTTCTTCATTTAGTGCTGACTTAGAAGTGGGAAGCCGTATCTACTTTCGGAACTTTGGGGCGTTGACTGGGTTCCATGTGGTGAAGTCAATCACAAGTCAATCCAACTTTACTTTACAAACAGCATATCCGAGTTCGGTTATAAGTTCAGTTGGTGCAGGTTGTGAGTTTGTGGACTTACCTAGCGTGACCGTTTATAGCGGATGGCAAGTAGGTGAATTAATTATAGGGGGCGTTGATATGTCAACCGTTCAACCTTATAAGCTAATAGCTACATTCAGACCCGAAGCAGATTTTAATGGGCGATTAAGGTTCAACCTTAGTGGCTATGCACAAGCGGCATTTCCTACGCCTTACAAAATACTTTACAACATTGACGAAGTCAATTACAACATAGATAATGGACCAATAATTGTTGGTGGCAAAGAGTACATTTATTTGCGCCACTTTTTTAACGGTTCACTAAAGGGCGAAAACTACGTGGCTAATAGTGGGTTGACGGTTGAAGATTTGAACCGATACTACGTTAAAGCTAATTCGATTAGCGAGTGCGGTTTTACCAAATTATTTATTGATGGGCAAAGACAAGAAACAAGAACAATAAACGAAAACGAAATATCATGGCTATAAAAAGCAAAACACAATTAGCTTCCGACATTGCAGGAAGTACATTTGATGCATCTCAGCAAGTTATCTTAGATGACATGGTTGACAGCTATCAAGACTTAGCTATTCAGCTAACAACGGCACAACGGAACGCAATCGCTACACCAGCGAATGGCTTACTAATTTACAACACCGATGACAGCCAGTTTGAATATTACAACGGTTCAGCATGGGCGAATATGTCGAGCGGTTTAGGAAGTACGCAATCCGTAAGCGTTGCCATTGGAAGCGCACAGATATTGGCAGGTAACACAACACCAGTTCAATTAATTGCAGCACCAGGTGCAGGATTGGCAATCATACCGATTTCAGCAGTTGTGAAATATACATACATCACAGCGGCTTATGCAACAAACACAACTCAATCAATATACTTTGACACATTAGATATTGAGGATAATAACTTAATTGACTTAGGCACAATGTTAACTCAAACGGCAAATAAGAGTGCGATAAGAATAGCGCAAAGTGCAAACGATGAAAATAGCGTTATAGCAAATAAGGCGTTGATGTGGGCGATTGAAACAGGTAATCCAACAGCAGGGAGTGGAAGATTAGATATAACCGTTATTTACACGACAATACCTTACTAATGATTAAGAAAGTCAAGACCTACGTTAAAGACAGCACCGATAGCGGAGTAATTACTGATTACTTCGATGCGGCTATTATGCAAGGCGTGACGGCATACACATTTAACGGTTTAGGGATTGCAGGGAACTATGTGACTGAACCAGCGTGGTTTATTCCATTCGGTTCTTTCCCTTTTAGTTTAGGGTGGTATATTGATTTAGACGTTGCAGATATTGGCTTTTATTCCTTTAGTTACACACTAAGCTACGGAGCAACTGATGTAGAATATATTGTTGAGTTAAACCTACAAGCCTACAATCAAATAGACTTGCCAACTAATTGTAACACTAAATTACTAGCATGGTTAACAAGGCAAGGCGGTTGGGCGGTGTTTCCATTTAACGGCAATACTACTTTTGAAACGGACATTCCCGATGCCGAAACATACCAAACGCCACAATATCTAACAGCCGTTAGTGAGCGTAGAGGCGTAACTGATAGCGAGATACTTACCACTGGCGATATACCACAAGAAGCGTTAGCCTACATGGAAAGTTTAAAGCAAACTACACAGGCGTACATTGCAAACTTTTTGCAAGATGGAACGATTGAAGTTATACCAGTTTTGATTGAGGCAGGAACATTCACAAAGCGAAACACAAACGATAAATTTTTTGATGTGAGCGTGAGAATTATTTACGCTACTGAAATAACTATGCAAAATGGCTAGTGAGTTATACATCGAAGATAAATTAGTTGACTTACCTACTGATGCCGACATTAGTATTGAATACGCCATTGCGAAGATTGGAGAAATTGAAAAGCGAAGCGGAGTACGGTCAGCCGAATTTACTATTCCGAAAACGGCAAAGAACAAAGCTATCTTTGAAAATCCCGATGATGTAAACAACATAGGCACTAAGCCATACAGGCGTTTAAAAGCACGTTACTATTCAAACGGTATTGACCAGCAGATTTCATTTGCAACATTAAAAGAAAGCGCACAAGGTTACAACGTCAACATTTACGGTGGCAATAGTGACTTCTTTGCGGCTTTAAAAGATAGCTCAATAAGAGATTTGGATTTAAACGAATATAACCATCATTGGGATATTGATTATGTTAATCTATCCAAGCCACAAGATTACCCGATTAAATATGCCTTAGTTGATTATCAAACTGACAGCCCAAACACTGGAATGAACAATACGGATAGTCGTGGCTATTTAGGTGTTATCTTGCCTTGTATTTATGAAGAGTTTTTAATTGAGCAAATAGTATTACAAAAGGGTTACACCATAAATAATGAAACTAAATTAGAGCCGATTTTTCAGTCGGGTAAAATGGCTTTGCCTATTGGTGGAGATGAGTACCAACGTGACACGGATTTAAGCCGTTTAAAGGGTGTTTTTCAATTAGGTACAATTCCAACAGGTTCACCAACGGGCAACTTTTATGACTGCGCTAGTATCACAAGCCAAGAACAATCATATTGGCAACAATATTTTAACTCAAACACTAACTTTGGTGGGGCGTTTGTAATTCCAGATGAGTGCAAAATAACCTACAAATTAGACATTAACCTTTACAATTTTGGGGCAAGTGCTGAATTTATTTACATTGATGTTTATTCTACTGATTTATATGGAAGTAATTTAATTAGAACATATACCATTAATGTACCTGTAACTGGTTATCCTCCAACAACTCCTATAAACTTTTCAATAACTGATGAAGTTATTTGCATTAAACCTGCAATAACATTTTCATCCTTTTCCTTTGTGGTTCGTAGTGCAAGTGGTTCAAATGTATTTAACCAAGTCGGGGATAACTATTTTGAGATATTAGATGCAGAATTATTGGTTGATAATCGCAATAGACCAATAGAATACTTTGTAGATATTATATACCAAAATAGCACGCCATACGTTTACAACTATGTAACGGTTGCTAATAATTTACCAGATTTATCGCAATCAGATTACTTTAAAAGCTATATTCAAAAGACTTGTTCGGTTGTTTTTGTTGACGAGATTAACAAGGTGGTAAATATTTACCCATTTAAAAAGGTGTTGGATAGTATAGCACTTGCAAAAGATTGGAGTAATAAATTAGACTTTACTGATGTGCCACAAATCACATACACGCTTGACTATTCGCAAAGAAATATTTTGATGTATGCAGATGATGATGATGTGATTAAACCAAGTGGAACGGATTACACTATTCTTATTGATGATGAGAATTTAGAATACGAGCAAACATTAGTGGAGTTACCATTTAGTGCAACTGAAATGATTGAACGGTTAAACGGTGTAAACATTTGCAAGATTAACCGATTTACTGCAAATGCTTTTGATGTAAATTTTCAACCACGTTCAATATTTATAACATTCGGTAGTGGTTCTTTTCGTTATCGTTTTGCGGTTGGAAGTGATTTGGGGAGCGTGGTATTTACAACCGATATACCTTACACGCACTTCATAGACATTAACAAAGATTATTCTTTAGGCTTTGAACGTGATTTATATTTTGACTTATGGCAGTTTATTAGTGGCGTCATTGATAGAACTAAAATAGTCACTTGCTTACTACGGTTAAACGCCTCAGATATTAATCAACTTGACTTGACTATTCCTGTTTATATCGAATACTTCAACAGCTATTTTTATGTAAGCAAGATTAGCGGTTATAACCCGAACAGGAACGTGAGTACATTGGTTGAACTTGTAAAACTTTACTAACATGGCAGATACATTAATATTTAAGATTGACACTACTCCCACCGTTTCGGCATTGCAGGACGTTAACGACTTATTGACCCAATCAAAGACTAAGCTAAAGGAGTTGACTGATGCAGGGAAAACCCAAACCGATGAATACATTGCACAAACGGCAGTAGTAAAGGCTTATGAAAAGGAGCAAAGGTCTTTGACTAATGTTTTGGTTCAACAAACTGGTGCAACAAAGGTAATGACCAAAGCCACCGAAGATAACATCAAAGCAGGGAAGGCACAAGAAAACAGCATAGCAGAAAATCGCAAAGCGTATAACGCTTTATACAATCAACTTTTGCAAACAGCGAAGCCAACTAAAGAGCAAATCGCAACCGCTAAACAACTAAACGAGGTATTAAAGGAACAAGAAAAGGCATTAGGTAACACATCCCGAAACGTAGGGAATTATGCGGAAGGATTTAAAGAAGCGGCTAAAGACTTAAATTTATTCGGGGTTAATATTGGTGGCTTATCAAAAGGATTAGAAGGTGCTAAGGCAGGTTTCACAGCCGCAGGTGGTGGCGTTAAAGGTTTTGGTGCGGCACTAGCTACAACAGGTTTACCGTTGATTATAATGGGCGTACAGGCTTTGATTAGTGCCTTTGAAACATTCGAGCCAGTAGCAGATGCAGTTGAAGATAGTATAAACGCTATATCAAACGGCTTCAAAGGCTTGTTAGGTGGTGGCAGTATGAGTGGAGCAATAAAGGCAGGGCAAGAGTTAACCAATGTAATGCGTGACTTGGAAGATACAGCCGCAGGTTATGCCATTGCTCAAGAACAAGCGAATAGGGAAATTAGAATGCTTCAAATTACTGCAAGTGATAGAACTAAATCAGAAAAAGAAAGATTGAAATCTTTAGATGATGCTGATAAAGTTCAAAAAAAATTATACGAAGCAGATGTTGCTAGAAATAAAAAATTGTTAGATGGACAAAAAGCTGCTTTAATTGCTCAAACAGGTCTAAAGGAATTTGAATTAAATATACTTGCAACAACCGCTGATGCAGAAGATGATAACTATAAAAAGATACTAGAACGTGCTGAAAAAGTATCGAAGATTGACAAAAAGAAATTAGGTGAATATCAAAAAACTCTATTAGAAAAAGAAAAATTAGACACTCAAAACTTAGTATTTGAAGAACAAAGAGTTAAGTTGTCAAACCGAATAATTGAGAGAGGTGAAGCACAAGCGGAAAAGGCACAAGCCGCAAGGGAAAAGGCGGCTGATGCAGCAAAAGCCGCAAAAGAAAAAGCAGACCAAGCCGAAGCCGCAAGGTTACAGAAATTAGAAGCATTAGAAACGGAGTTTCAACTTAGTGAACGTGAAAGGTTAAACAAATCATTTGAGGATAAATTAAAAACCGTAAAAGGCAATGGTGAACGTGAAACGTTATTAAGGTTAGATATTGTAGCAGCACAAGAGGCGGCATTAAAAAAGTTCGATGAAGATGCTGAAACAAAGCGTCAAGAGAAAGAGGCGGCACGTTTAATGAAGTTAATCACAGACGCTAAAGCGGCACAAGTTATATTAGCTGATAACGCTAAAATGCAGTTAGAGTTGCAAGAAACATTTTTGCAATCTCAAAATGATATTGACGAAGAGTTTGCACAAAGTAACTTTGCTACATTTAGCGAATTTTACAAGGCTAAAATGGATGCCTACAAAAAAGATACTCAAGCTCAAAAAGACGCATCCGCATTAAACATCCAAACACAACAAGCAGAACTAAGCGCAAGTGCTAGTATAACCAATTCATTGGTTGGGTTAATTACACAAGTAGCGAACGCAAGTGGAGCAGGGGCTGAATTTGGCAAGGCAATAGGCTTAATTAATATATTAGTTAGTCAAGGCGTAGCATTAGCGCAATCAATAGCTAGTGCGTCTATATTGCCATTCCCTGCTAACTTGGGAGCGATAGCCGCATCCATAGGAACAATTACTGGGTTAATCGGAACGGTTATCCAAACATTTAGCGCAACACCCGAAGTGCCTAAATTCGCCACAGGTGTAATCGGTTTAGACGGTGCAGGAACAGCTACAAGCGACAGCATAGATGCGAGGTTATCACGTGGTGAAAGTGTAATGACAGCCAAAGCAACGGAGCGATTTGCACCAGTTTTAGCGCAGATGGAGTTAGCGGTAGGCAACAGACCGAACTTCCAATTAGGCAATAGAAAATTCGCCACAGGATACATACCTACAACGGACGGAGGATATAGTGATAGGGCAATGAGTAACGAGGTTAACAACGCTAGTACGATGGCGAAGATGGTTAGCGATAGCATAGCGAAGATGCCACAGCCGAAACTCGTTTACGATGAGTTCACTAATTTTGTGAACAACCGTAATCAGTCGGTTAATTTATCGGAGTTGTAGGTATTATTATACTTGCTTAACATAGCATCCTTCCATATCAATATGCATTTAGCATAAAGTAAGGCTATAATTGTAAAGCAGATAATTATTGCGATGCCTAGCATTTTTCGTCTTTGTAAATTTCATTATACTTCTCAATAGCCGCTTCACGAACAAACTTCGCAACACTTGTATTTGACTGCGGAAGTTGGCAATGGCTTTCTAAGCGTTTCCACCAATAAGGCGTGAACTGCGTTTTGAGTTGTTTTGAATACTTTTCTGCTTCGTCTTTTTTACTTGCCATCTGTTGCAATAGTTTTGGTTAGTTGACGTGGAATAAACAAGGCTACAATGAAGAACAATCTAACCCACTCCGACCATTGCAAGGGGTTAAGATTAGCACCAATAAAGGCACAAAGTAAATAGCATAGTACGAATGTAACTGATGCGCTGATGTATTTGTTTCGGATTGACATGGTTAAAAAGTTTAGGACAAACATAGTTTGATTTTAGGACAAAAACAAATTCGCTTTACTATTCTCCCTTTTTTTGTACTATGAACAGCGCAACGGTATACATTAACGGTTACATAGGTCAGCAAGGTTTCTTTGATGAAGCGTCTTTTGACTTGACCACGTTAAACAATTTCATTGACGAACACCAAGATATTGAAGAACTAAATGTGTTTATCAATAGCGGTGGCGGTTCAGTTACTGAAGGCTTTGCAATTCATGACCGACTTATGTCTTTGCCGTTTACGGTTAACACAATAGTAAACGGTATGTGTGGAAGTATCGCTACGGTGATATTCCAAGCAGGTAAAAAGGGCAAACGTAAGATGTATGCAAATAGCGAGTTCTTTGTTCACAATCCTTTTTGGATGCCCGATGCACCAAACGCAATGGAGGCAAAAGACCTTGAAGCACTAGCGGAAGATTTGAAACGTGCGGAAAATAAGATAGTAAACTTCTACTCGACTATCACAGGCAAGTCAACCGAAGATTTGAAGCCAATACTTGACCGCCAAACAACACTAACAGCAAGTGAAGCAATCGAACTAGGCTTCGCAGATGAAATCATGGGCGGTGAAATAAAGGCATTCACCAAGTACAAAATAGCAGCGTATTTATCTAATCAAAATAAAACAATTAACATGGCAGAACAAACCGAAATCAAAGCCGAGTTGACAGGAATAAAATCTTTCCTAGCTAAACTCACATCAAAACTTTTTAAGGCAGCAATGACCGAAACTATTGACGGCAAAGTAATCCACTTTGATGGCTCAACACTTACTGAAGGCACTTTGGTATTTGAAGACGAAACAATGTTGACACCGTTAGCAGATGGTGACTACGTTGTAGATACAGCTACTTACACCGTTGTTGGTGGTGTGGTTACAGCAGTAACAGAAGTTGAAGTAGAAGTTGAAGTTGAAGATGCAAAGCTAAAAGAAGCAAACGCACAAATCGAAGATTTGAAAGCGCAGTTAGCCGCTAAAGAAGAAATCGTAAACGAAAAAGAAACTTTGATTAACGACACCAAGAATGAAATCGTAGCA